TTTACCAAGTGATTCGAGTGCTGGTTCAACAACATTATTAGTCCATTGTCTAATTCTTCTAGTACCATATTCATCTAATGCCAACATACCTCTATAAGTTTCGTGTTGAGGTTCACCAACGCCTTGCATTTGGGATGCCACGCCAGAAATATGTTCTATATCTTCTTTACCCTGTTGTGTTATAGTAAAGAAAGCATTGTTAATGGGTACTGGATTTATAACCGTTGGAGGCTCAAATCCCTGTCTATGTTTTAATAATGCACCGGGAGCAGATGAATATTGTTCCCATTCATCCTCATCAATCGCCCCTTCGGTATAAACAAATCTTAGGTTAGAAGCGAGATTTGCATTATGTAACATAACTTGATGTGCTTTATTTAATTCTTGTTGTTTTCCTATCATTGGTGTAACTGCACTCATTGGATATGGAGTACCCGTGTGAGTGTAGCAAACTGGAACTATCGGAAAAGAATCTACTTCTAATTGTTGCTCGTATAAAAATTGGTCACCTGCAACACAAGACAATTTAATTCTTTGCTCTGCAAACTCAATCCAGTCTACAACATTCTTTTCGTATTCTGGCTCTTTCATAAAAGAATCAAAGACTTGCTTTTCAAGGATAATCTGCTCAGTTGCAGTTTTTGCCTCAATCATTTTAGCCTCAAGGCTTCTCTGCATTTCACTTATAGTGGCTTCAGCCTCCTGTTGTGCTTTTTGCATTTCAAGTTCTGCTCTTTCAGGAATTAACTCTCCTTCTTGAACAGCCTGTTGAATTTCTAATTGCTTCTCCTTTAACTGCACTTGAATCTCAGCTTGATTCATTTCCATCTCTTGTTGAATCTGCTGTTGTATTGCCTTTATCTCAGATGGAGAAGGAGGAGTTTTAATCATAGCACTTACAAATTCTACACTTACCCTCTCGTATAATTCATAAAAGTCTACTGTTTCATCTCTTTCTGCATCATCAGGTTTAAATGAATCAGCAAAATCAATATCTCCGTGCTGAATAGAATAACTAGCATCTTTATCTCTATTTGATGTTTGTTTACTTTCAGGACTTGCATTTGAAATTTGAATTTTTCTTTTGTACTTAGGCATCAATTTCTTCAATGCTTGTTTGGTCATATTCTTCTGAATAATGATATAATTAGCATCTCTGAATTGTACGTCTCTACAAGTTGGGTCTACATAAACATCATAAGGGTCTACTGTGGAAAATCTAACTTCACCCTTTCCTTTATCAGCATTAGTGTCAACGGTAATCGCAAAAAATCCCATACCCTTTGTTAAAGCATCGTGAACTACTTGACCAAATAATGACTTACCATTTGATAAATGCCAACAATATTCTGATATAGTTCCGTGGAGATGAGCAATATCTGAATCACTTCCATCAACTCCTACTGCCTGCCATCTAGGATTATTAGCAGTAACAAAGTACTTCATTATGTCAATCGCTGGAGTAATCCTATTAATAATAAAATCAGGCATACCTGACTCTACTAATGCATCTTTTTCGGCTTGTGAAAGTTGGTCGTTTAAATAGAAGTCAACCGATTGCTGACTATCATTATACCATTTCCTTCTATGATAGGTATTCGTCTTTCTCCATAAATCTCTTACGATTTCAGCCTTTTTTGGTCTTCCTTTTTTTGCCATTAGTCTCTTATCTCGATATGAACTAAATCATCAAATTTATTGTCTTTTGTAACACCATCACTATCCCAATCTCCGCCCCAACGAAGTTTGTAATTAAGTAACAGCCCTATACCTCTGAGCATCCCTCCCATAAGATGCAACCTATCACGGTCATTCCAGTCAATAGGATATGGAGCAATGTCAACGGCTTTACCTTTTTGATGCTGGGACTTCTTACTAACACCATCAATCTTACTTTTACCATCTTTAAAATACTTTGCTTGTGTCTTAGCACTTCTTACTCCCTCAATAACAGTAACATCCATTATTTTTATCAAATGGTCAAGCACTTCTCTAAGTCTTGGGTCAATTCCCTTTAGCCTACTTAAAGACCTTTTGCCATATTTATACATATATCCTCCATTTTGTTAAGCTAAGAGCCAATGTTTCGCCTTTCTTTTCTTTTTATACCACTTTTTGTCCTTATTTCTGGACAAATTAGCAGGAAAAGCATATAAATTTGCATAATACAGTGCTTCAATGGTGTCATCGTGAGCCATTCTCGGTCCAAATGTAACAATTTCGTTGATTAAATCAAACTGGTTTTCTCTTACATATACTGCACCAAGCGAAAAGCGACCAGAAAGACCACTATAAATACGATTTCTCTTCTGAGAGCCACCGGGTTTCTCAGGTATAACAGCAATATTAAATTTATTTAGTCTTCTTCTCTCGTCATTTAAGGCTTGAAAGATAGACCTATTCATTGCCACATCCTCAACACAGGAAGATGAACAATGGTACTTCTCGTGAAGTTCCATAATATAATCACAAACTCCTTTTTTATCAATTATCTTACCTTGACTGTCTTTAGCACCAAGAGTAGGAATACTTCTATGTCTCTCATACTCTAGAACATACATATTATTATTTACATCAACCGCAACAACCAAGATAACAGAAAAGTCAGACTCCTTAGTATCAATATCAGTAGCAGGGTCACAGCCAATAAAGGTATTAACAGGAGTTGTCTCCCCATCGAGAGAAATGTAATTAACTCCATCTTCGTGGGTATAAAATCCCTCATAGTATTTAATATGTTTGTAAGTCCAGACTGCATCTTCTTCACTTTGTACCTCCATCATATATTCTTGATAGAACTTAGAAGGAGTCCCAGAGTCTCGATAGAACTTCTTCTTTTCCTCTAGTTTGCTAATTGGAAACCAACTTTGCCATAAAGGGCTTCCGTCATCGAGGATTGCTTTATATGTTATAACTTTCCAAGCAAACTCCTTGTTCCCTTTAAGTGCTTTCGCATTGCTCGTAAGAAGGTTATTGATAAAAGAATCGTAGTGTACAGGAGTACCGTTAACACGAAGGCGACCAGTGTGAGGTTCAAGAGCAGGATAAACAACGGCAGTAACCAGATTGGCGTTTTTTGCTCTAGCATCTTGTGTGATTGTGTTTTGTTCGTGTTCAAAATCGTCAAGTATGATGAGGTCATATCGCTTGTGGAGTTTTGCTCCTCCCCTAATCCCAGCGACATTACTCTTGGAAATGAGTTTGCATCCATTTGTTAGTTCTATATCCTCCTCTGTCCACTTCCTTCCTTTGAGTTTCCCAAAATAATAAATGAGTTTGTCATTGTACTCGAAATGGTGTTTAATATAATCCATATTCCCTACGGACAATCTTTGTGTAGCAGATACCCAAGCATAAAAATGCATATCAGTATCCAAAAAACAAAAGTCTTTAATGATACTTGCCTTTGTAAGCACCGTTTTACCGTGACCTCTGGGTAATATAATCGCCAACTGCTTTGTTTCTTTATTGTCAATGTAGTCAGCCATCTCAAAATGAAAGAACGGAGTTTCACTCCTCATAAAATCATTAGGAAGAAACAGCTTACCAAATGCAATAAGGTCTTTACTTGCTAATTGTAAAGCCTCTTCTGCAGCGTTTACATTTTGTGTGTTTATGTTTGCCACGGACCAGGATAGTGTGTAGTGGTTACACTATTCTTCTTCATCAGATTTTGTATCTGTATGTCCTGAATCATCAGGTAACTCACCAGCACTCTTGGAAACTTCAGTTTGATGTTTCTTGTTTTCTTCTTCGAGTCTTTTTTTGAGTTCATCAGTATCTCCATTTAAGTCAACATAGATTCCAAGTACACTATCAACTAAAGATAGTTTACTATTTATAGCAGAAATCCAATTAACTATCTTGTCTTGTCTTTCTCCTATGTTGGTTATCGCTGCCAGCATTTGAGCCTTTGTCACGCCCTTTCTCTTTGTTTTCATAATATTCCTTATTGTATTCATCAGCGGTGGTAGGCTCTATACAGGCATCGCATATACCCCACTTGTTCATTGTTGGACTGTCACAATCGTGACACATAAACGGAGTCGGCATTACGATGACCACCAACTTCCGTCTATCTTTTTTTCTATTCTCATTAGTCTATTGATAATAGACCAGAAGAGTACTATAAACATAAACAAAATAAATTCTACAAAAGGAAAGTGATGCTCCTCTATGAATGTTTGTATCCAGAACCACATTACTTCCTCCTATAGATATACTTACCTTTCTTCCATTCTCCCTCTCTCCATAGGTATGAATTATACCATACCAAAGCAAGAACTAACATCATTGAGATTTCTATCATTTTTGACTCCTTAGATAGTTCAAATATTCAGCACCTTTCTCTAAACTGAATATCGTTGTTATTAACCTATTATCATCGTCATCATACCGAGGGTCTATGATGGTAACAGGACAATTAAAGATATTTTTACAATCTAATCCTAATTTATCAGCATAATTATCTATAATTTTAAAACTGGCTACTTGTAAACCGTGGCTAATCAACCCAGTTGACGGGTCTTTTAATACCTGATACCCTGAAACGTGAGTGTGTCCACAAGTGAGGATATGGTCACGCCAACCTGTTTGAATTGCTCTAGAAACTCCGTGTGCAGTATTCCAAATTGAATTACCCTTGAAAGTATGTCTTGCATTGATTCTTATTTGCTTACCATTAGGGAATCGCATATTCATTCTCGCTCCCCATTTCTCATAGACTCCTTTCGTATCTCTCATAAGAAAGTCTAAAGGGTCACCATCTCCACTCCATACATCGTGATTACCTGCTATGAGATATAACCAATCCATCTTATTGACAAAGTATTCAGTAAGTCTCCAAGACTCTTTAGCCGACATAGATTGTTGACCATAAAGAAATCCTAGTCTGCCAACCCAGTTGTTCTGAATATCTCCTAAATTACCTGCGAACAATCCATCAGTAGCATTTATTAAGTCGCACTTCTGAAGAATGTCTCCAATGTTAGTACCATCATCATCAACGTGAGGGTCGCCAAAGTGTGCTATCCCTATTGGTCCAGTTACGTTTATATCCAAATTAATTAACTTCTTACTATTTCTTCCCTTAATTTTTTGAGCATATTGCTTTTTTCTATGCTCTATAATCTCAGGTACGGGTAAATCCTCAGATTCAGGTGTCTCTTTTGTAAATGGAGATGCTTGTATTATTCTAGGTTTTAATGTCTTCCTATGACATCCATAACAAAGCCACATCTGCTTTTGACTACTTTTATAATAGTTCCATCCGTCTCTTCTTAAATGTCTAGTTCCACAATGAGGACAACTAATAAGATTGCCATCATTATCCGTGGTAAATTGTTCTTCATCTAAATGCGGTGATGGTGCTACTGGTTCCTTCTTGTCTTTTGCCACTATTTAACCTCATTTTTTTCGTTTAACTCTCTCCTTGCACCTTTTAATTCGTCTGGTGAAAAGCCTTGAAACATCCCTATGACCCCAGTCTCTACTCTTTTAGTACCAGAGTTTAGAGTCCCTACTGCCTTTCCCAGTTCTTTTAATGATTGTAATGCTATATTCTGGTCATCGCTAAAATCTGCTAGATGTTTTAAAGACCTCAAGATGTAATCGTGGTCTATCCCTAGTTTCTTAGCAATGTCGTCTACACTTTTTTCAATTTCTTCCATAACTCTCCTTTGTTTAAGCAAGACTACGGCTTTTTTCCGAGCCTTATCTTTATCAGTTTCTTGAAAAGCATCCATATACGCTTTAACTGCATCGGTTCCGACAGCAACAGTTGTTGCAAATAACTTTTCTTTATTCGTTGGGTTCTTTCTCTCTCTAACTCGTGAATTGGTGTTCTTAATTTTTTTCGAGAACGTATATCTGTTAGGATGTTCTTCAAAGTTGGTATCCATTTCAGTTTTATCATTACGAAGAAATGTGCCAACAATAGTCCTAACATAACCTTTACTATGGGTATAGTTTGGTCTGTCATTAGGATGTTTTAGGTCTTCTTTTACTTTAAGAAGTTGAACTATCCTATTGTCGTCTGAGTACACCCAATCAGTTTCCTTGCCTTCTTTCCAGTCCTTGATTGGTATAATCCCGGGGTGGTCTTTGTGGAACTCTTTAATATCATCATAGATATAATGTTTTACCCTCTTTATCTCCCTGTATTCCATATCACTCTATATTTCGATTTTTGATTACTTCCTTCTCGTACATCCTGTAAATACTATTTAGCAATTCGTTTACTTTCCAATGAATCTTAAAAAATTCTCCATCTACCTCTATCTCTATCATCCTAGTGTCTTCTGTAGTCCATTTATTCTTATTATCCCCACCACACCATTCAGCCATTGACTCAAGTGCTTCCTCTTGTTCTTCTAATGAAAGTATTGATAAAGATTCGATTTTAACTGCCATAAGATTCAATCCACAGCCTATTACATATATATATAATATATATTATATATAATAATACTATTTATTTTTCTTTTGCTTACTTTTCTTTTTAGCCTTTTCAAGCTCGGCTATCTTATTAAGCTCTAACTCCAATGCTTCAGATTTGGCTTTGGCTCTAGCAAGGGCTTCTTCGTGTTCTGCTCTAGCTACTCCTGTGTATGCCTCTGGTCCACTCAACTGCTTTGATGTAATTGTCATAATAGTTATCCTCCGATTGCTCCAAATATATACCTTTGCCCAGGTTATTTACAACAAAAAATTATATGATTTTGATAGACAACCACATATACACACCTACCCGGTCTTTTGGGGTTTTTTGAGTATGACTTTTTTAGTTATAACTCATTTACTCTTAAATTAGTTCAAAGGAGGTCCGGAAATGGATAATGAACATACACAAGTTGGTCTTGGCACAGTCATAAGTCCTAACGTAATGATTGAAGAAGTATGGGTATCTTACACAGATGCTCGTAACAAGCGTGGTAGACGTTATGGATTGAGTGACAGAGCCTTAGACCGCAGCTTTGCACAGATGTTTGAAACTATGGACAGTTGTTACTCTTTCTTTACTACAAGGAAAGACCCTGCCGCAGCACGTAGAGAAGCTGAAGAAAAGTTCGAGGCTAGTCGTAAAGCACACGAAGAGCATCAAGCTAAACAAACGGTTTCTTTAGTAACAGAGTCTGTAACCCAGATGGTTCCTGTCATCGTAGACGCAGTTAAGGAGGCACTGGCTAAGTAGTAAGGTTTATTGAGAGCTTTAGGGAGCTTTCGGAGGTAGGCAGATTGCAATGATTTGTCTACCTTCCCCTGATTTTTACCTTTGACTGGTTTATTCTATTACATTTATATATCGTATCACATAACACACTTAATGATACATTTATATAGTGGGAATACGTACACACTCACTCCCATTTATATAGTACATAATGTGTATAACGTGGGCAATAACTTCTAATCAACTAATGAGGTATTGATATGAATGAACAGACCAAAGAATATATTGGTGGATTCATAGTGATGTTACTGTTGATAACTAACCTATTCTGGTGGTTATTAATAACGTCACCGATGTAATTACAAGGCTCTGTGGGACTCCGCATCTGTCTCCTATTACTTCATCCTTCTTGGGTAGTA